TGGCGGTCAAGATCATAATAAGGCGTTCTCGTTCAGTGAGCTTTGATTCGTCAGTGTCGTGCAGACTGAGATCCTGAACCTGTGCGCCACTTTTAGGGTTGAGCCTTTCAAGACGCGCATATTCATCAGCTCTCCACGCCATATAGGTATCTTCCTGTTTCAGGATCATTTCTTGCGCCTCCTGTATTTCCAAACATCGCCCTCCACTTTCTTGTGGGAAATAACGCGGACAATAACATCAGGGAATAGAGCCTTGAACTGCTCCATAACCCCCTTGCAGCTGTCGCACATGCCGCGTTCGGAAATCATAGTGATAGTTTTGAACGGCTTTCTTTCATACAAAGCAGCAAATTCCTCAAACAGTTTTGCTTCTGTGTCTTGGAATGTATCGGTGCGGAGATTCCCATCCGACTTTGCAACATCTATGTACTGGAATGTGCGGTCCTTACGCAGAGTAACGAGCCTGCTGTCGCCTCTGTACCCACTGGCATCGTCAGGACCTTCAATCTTACTGTGAGCCAAATAATAGTCCTGATCCACATAAGCACCGGCAATATTTCCGGATCGCTTGTACTTGCTTTTGAAATTCTGCCGTTTTTCTGTGATCAGCTGATTATCCATCTCCAAGATCTCATCAACGGTGAATTCACCGGAATCAACCTTGTACTGGTTAACAACACGGTACTCCTTCTTCAAGGTATCCCACGCAGGAACGTTTTCACGCTTCATCTGTTGGAATTCTGCCAAAGATTCTGGAACTTTATCGCCCAGAACAGTACGGTATCTTGCGTGTTGCTCAGGATCGTTTCTACCATTATAGTCCCGATAAGCGGAAGTGTCAATTCCGGCTTTTTCTGCCTTCCGGACATCCCAGTTAGCAGAGGTAGCCTCACTATGACCAAACCGCTTGCCGGGCAACTTGGAGGTATTCCATGTGGACAACCGAGAGCTATCTACACGGCCGCCGGTTGTTCTTGCAAAGTCTCTTAGGTTCTTCCGGGCATTCTTCAAATAAATTGCAGAAGTGGTGGTATCAAGACCAGCCTCTTTTTCAATCATCCAAGTCTTTTTCCACTTCCGGACATTACGCTCGCGTTCCCGCTGCATTTGGTTGATCTCATACCGAGAATACATATTGCCGTTATACTCGATGTCTTTTGCGGACATTTTTGCCAGCTGTTCATCGGTATAAACACGGATAGATATGCCGGGCCAGAAAGAGCAGAAATTGTGCCGACAGTTCCAACCACAAAGACCATCACCGGTACCGTATCCGGTAGCAGTGACAAAATCCTCGTAATAAACTCCCTCATACCAAATGGCACCACCAATGTGGTATACTTTACCTTGCCATTTTGCATGATTGGCAGGTCCGGTTCCGGTATCTCGTGCACCGGTGTGCGCTGTAACTTCAACGAATTCGCAACCGGCCTGTTCCCGGCGCTCCCATTGCAGTCTTCCACAGGTTTGATTGACACCAGTGAGGGTAGCACGGCGAACAGCAACTTCCAAAGTATCATGATGCCCTGAAGGATATGTAACGCCGTCCAAATGCTGTGCCAGGTCATCTACAGCGCTTTTTACAGCAGTTTGATAACTAAAGGCACCGGAGGATATCTGCAGCCAAGCACGGTCAAGAGCGTCCTCAAACTGCCGGGTAACAGTGTTTGCAGTCGTGGCAGTAAGGTTTTTCCATGTGCCTATGGTCTGCCGGTATCCAGCATTGAGGAGGTTCTTTAGGTTTTCGCTTTCATTGATAGGCGGCAGAACAACTCCGGCCGCCGCATGAATAGCATCTTCAGAACGGAGTGTTTCAACAGCCGCATCGGACAGCATCTTCCGTATGGCAGTCTCGCTTTTTCCGCTATACTTTGCAATCAGCTTGACAATATCAGTATGGAGAAGCTTGGTTTGCTCCAAGCGGAATACTTGGTATGCGGCAGTGTCCGTAAGCTTATCTATCTTGCGGATCCTGCGTCCAATATCCCGGAGGATATCATCCTCGACCAACTGCCAAAGCTTTATAAGCGGTTCTGGTAGTTGGGCAAGGTATTCAGGTGAAAGCATTATTCCTCACCACCAAAAACAAGCAGTTCGTTGTTGCGGTTTTCTGCATCAGCTTCTGCAACCAACTGCTTTGCAGTCTCTTCGTCATATCCATACCGTTCCATCAAGTACTTGTACTTGGGGATAAAATGGTGCACAGCATCATCCTTCATATTGGCAAGACGGCTTTCGGTATCGATCACATAGCTATCATCAAAAGAGATGCGAATATCAGTGTCCGGATCCACCTGTGCACCAATAATGTTTTTGCCTGCCCAAAGCAATGCCCGGAAGATCTGAATCAATGCGGATTCAATATTGATCTGATGGCGGTTTGCATGCTGCACCATATCCTGACGGTCACCGGTGTACTGGGTGGCAGTAGTGATATTGCCTGCCTGGAACTGATAATGATGGGTGCCCAGTCCGCACTTGAAACTGAAATAATCCAGAGCATCTTGTACAGCTCTGCTGTTGTCTTCCACACGCAAATCCGGATTATATTCATGCCACTGCGCGGTGGCATCCGGATTATCGTCACCAGGTAGCATAAAGAACTGCTGCTGTCTAACAGCATCTGGAGTGATATAACGCTCATTGCCTTCGCTGTCAATGTAGCTCTTGGTGATGCGCTTATTGTAGAAGACCTTTTTACCTCCAAGGTAAAGATCCTGAATGTAGTTATCGAAGGCGAGGTCGACCAATCTGGCCGCGTCGACCGCTTCGGAGAATACCGCCATGCCCAAGCCGGGGCCACCGGCAATGTTTTTGCATTCCGCGGGAGACATCAAAGCAAACCACGGAATAGCGCTGCCCGTGCTGAAGGATGCAACCATTCCTTTAGGCAAAACCGCCTCTTTATATGCCGCATTTTCAGAATCACTGTTTTCGCTGGTAAAATACTCATTGGTAATGACATAGCCATCTTTGCCGCGTTTGTGGGTCTGCAAGTACACGCAGGATTTGCCATCAACATAGACCTCACTGGCAAATGCACAGTCAACTACAATACCGTGGCGGACTGTGATTGGCAGAATGCACTCTGCAGGAAGATAGTCCAGAAAAAGCTTTGCATCAGGGCTGATTTGCACAGCGCCTTGCTTTTTATCTGCGACCATACCCTCCACAGACATGACAAAAGCACCGGTACCGGAACGGAATGTTTTTTCCACCAGCTCGTTAGCCTTCGTCCAAAAGTCAATACTGCGGAGAATACCTCCGGTCTGGTCATCGCTTCCGAGCAGCCATTCTGCGCTACCGTTATCCTTGATCACTGCCCGGGTTTTATCGTTCAAGAGGAGTGTCGCCCAGTCTTCACAGGCGTGTTTCGGCATTCGTAAGCTAGCAAGCCTGCGGCCTACAACAGAACCATCGGCAGAAACTTCCTTTACTTTGTGGATGCTCTCCACATAGCCCTGCCACCAGTATTTCCAGTTGTCTATGTGACTGTAATAAGAAGCATCAATGTTCAGCTTCTTGGATTTGTTGAGAAAATTCACAAACTTTGTGATGTTCATTTATGCGCCTCTCTTCAAATAGGAATGGTAATCGCGTTCGATAATGTACTCAAATGCGTCCAAAGTATCAATGTCCGTAGTGCCATCGTCGAGCCGGAGATCCTTACCAGCCCGCTTATCACTCCACAATGCAGCGCAAAGCGCCTCTTTCAAAGTGTCCGCCTCAGACATATAGAAGAACCGGCCACCGCCCATAAGAATAGACGTGAGCCGGATTCGGTCATTGATTTCGATTTTCTTGGAGTTATGTATGCGGTCAGCCAACCAAGATAACCGTGAGCGTCTTGCTGTAGATCGGATGTGTTGTATCAATACCTGTTCTGCACTATCACAGAATACCGCATGGATCTCACCATACCGGGCAAAGACTGTTTCTGCAAATAACATAAATGCATTGCCCAGGTAGTCTGCATCTGTTCCGTATGGCTCTATGCGCTGTGAAGTAAGTGCAACGACACCGGAGAAACCGGGGAGTACTGCAGCTGCCACAAAACTGTGCTTAGATCCATTCCCGCCAAAGTCCACACCGATATACACACGCCAAGCCCGCAACTCTTTATCCACAGGCCACAAGAAGCGGTTATCTTTTGCAGCAATAGAATCAGCAAACTGTCTATAAATTACACCTTCAGCAGCAGCCCACTGACCAAGAATGAACCGATTGTAATATACCGTTCCTGCATATTCCTTTTTTAATTCTGCAACGAATTCCGGTGACAGATACGGATTATCGTCAATCGTGGAGGTCTGGCAGAACACATCAGCATCGCTGTCTATGAACTTCTTCAAAAAGTGTTGAGGGT